TAAACAAATCGTTACTGATATATTTAACCTTTTAATATCTATTCAAGGATATTACCCGGAGATATTTCAAAAGACAGATTTTAAAAAAGAAGAAAGAATGGACTCATTCACTACTTTTACAGGAATTAAGATGAGAGCAGGGACAGTAGGAACAGACCAAAGAGGACAAATTCAAGAAGACGCCAGACCTGATTTTATTTGGCATGATGACTTTGAAACCAGAAAGACATTAAGAAGTGCAGTAGAAACTAAAACTATTTGGGACAATATGGAAGAAGCCAAAACAGGATTATCAAAAAATGGTGGAGCTGTTTATACTTGCAACTATTTATCTGAGAGAGGAAATGTCCATAAATTAGTTCAAAAAAAAGACAATAAAGATACAGAAGTTTTGATAGTCCCTATTAAGTTTGATGGAAAACCAATGTGGGATTACTTTACGATGGAAGACATAAACTCTTTAGAAAAGAACACTGATGATTTTGCAGGAGAATATTTGTGCGAACCATCAGCAGGACACGATATTTTCTTTGATAGACATAGTTTAGAAAGACAGTTGAGCAAAGAACCTATCAAGGTAGTAGCAGACTTTAAAATGTTTTATGAATACAACCCAAGCCATAGATATGGAATGGGGGCAGATATAGGAGGTGGAGTAGGATTAGATCACTCTACAACAGTTATATGGGACTTTTCAACACTACCAGCCAGAGTAGTTGCTACTTTTAAAAGCAATACCATTAAGCCGGACATCTTTGGAGATGAGATTAAAAATGAAGCAGAAAGATATGGAGAACCTATTGTTGCCCCTGAAAATAACAAGTTTGATATGACGATAGGAAGATTAAAACAAATTTATAAGAATATCTATTTTACAGAGGACAAAGAAACAAAAGCAGGAGTGCCATCAAGAACCAGAACTTATGGCTGGAATACTAACAGAATGACTAAACCTAAAATGTTATTTGATTTAAAGAAAGCCATAGAAGACGGACACGCTGAATTAACTGATAGTGATTTAATTGCTGAATTAAAGAGTTATACTAGAGATGACTTAATGGACACAGACGAAGACCCACGACTATCTACAAGACACTTTGACCTTTTAATGGCTTGTGCTATTGGTTTTCAGATGAGAAATTGGGCAGAGGCTGTTAAAACAGAGATAACTTATCAACAACCAGCTTATGAAGCCCCTTTATTAGATAACTAATATGAAAAAGAAATATCATAGATGCCCTATATGCGGAAAAGTGTCTGAAGATGACGAGAACTTTAAAGACAAAAATGGTTATAAATGCCCTAATGGTTGTGAAAAGAGTTTTGAACAACCACCTTATCAATCACCGTTAAATGATAACTAAATATGAAAATATTATACGAATATCCACCAAATATAGATAAGATAAGAGAAGTTTTCCCTTTACATAAAGGGGTTATCTTTACTTATGGTGATACAATCTATAACCCTGACAAAGGAAAGATTACAAGTGAACTTATAAAGCACGAAGAAACTCACGAAAAACAACAAGGAAATAATATAGATGAATGGTGGAATAAATATCTAAATGATAAAAAATTTAGATTAGAACAAGAAATAGAAGCATACCGAAATCAATATAAATATATATTAGAAAATTATAATAGGCAGATGAGAAAATTATTATTAAAAGATATAGCAAAACATTTAAGTAGTGCTATGTATGGATATTTAATTTCAGAAGAAGATGCAACGGAAATAATTAAAAAAGTAGTTCATGATAACTAAATCAATCAAAAAAAGATGTGAAAGATGTGATGAATTGTTTGAAATTCCTTTGTTAAAGAAATGTCCTGCCAGAGAGATTTTATTACAATACTATCCTTGCCCTAAATGTGGGTATTTTAGATATAATGGAATTAAAGATTTAAGCAAAACAGGTAGATGTAGAAGTTGTTATATTCCTTTTGGAATAGTTGACCACAATTGTTTGGGTTTTTGTAAACGTTGTTATATGCAACATTTAAGAAAGATAGGAAAACTATAAATACCACAAAAATATAGCGAAATGTTATTATATGTAGTATGGATAATACTACTAAAGAACAATTAGCAGAAAAAGCGATCAGGATTGCTACTCAACAGCTGATAACTTCAACTGATTTTAAGAAACCCAGAATGGCAAGAATTGCTAAATACTGGGAACTTTATGATAATAAAACACCTAAGAAACTAAGGCAATTATTCAATGTGCCTATTCCTGTTTTTGCTGGAATGATTGATACTTTAAATGCTCAATACGATGAACCTATAAGATTAGAATTTAAAGAGGGAGATGCTTCTGATTATTTCAAAGTGCAGAAATTAAATGGTGCTTTTCAAATGGAAATAATGGACACTGCTCAAAACAGCAGATGGGATAGTAAACTAAGAATGGGAAGAAAACACGCTATTATGACAGGTAGAGGAATATTTAAATATACAGTAGAAAGCGACCCCGAATATAAATCTCATTTTGAAGTAGTTAATTTAAAGAACTTTCATTTTCAACCAAGAGGAGGTAAAGACCTTGAAAACCATCTTTTCTGTGGAGAAGAAGATATTGAAAAGACAGAAAGTGAACTAAAAAAGGGAGCAGAAACAGGACTTTATAATCAAGAACAGGTAAAAAAACTTATAGATAACAGCAAAGATAACAACTATTATCCACAGGATAGGCAAGATTGGAGTGATAGTCTCTCAAGATTTAAACCATTAGGACTTAACCCAGAGACTAATTCTTATGTAGGGGAAAATGTTTATAAAATTGCTCAATGGATTTTAAATATAGACGGTGAAAGATACTTGCTTGTCTTCCACCCTTGGAGTCAAACTTGGTTAAGATTTGAAAAATGGAAAGATATTGATAGTTCGGGACTATATCCTTGGTTTTCTTATGCAACACACGAAGACGATGAGAACTTCTTATCTAAGAGTTATGCTGATGACTTATATCCATCATCAGATGCTATTGTGGCAATGTTCAACCAAGAGTTAACCAACCGAGAAAAGAGAAACTTTGGAGCAAGGGCTTATGATAAAGATATTTTCAAAGATGTTAGAAAACTTGATGAGTCAATGCACAGACCTGATGCATTAGTTCCAGCTGATACAATGAATGGGACAAGACGAATTTCAGAGGGTATTTATGAATTTAAAACAGGAGAATTAGGAGGAACGATTAACTTAATTGATTGGGTTAGTGGGAATATTGGAAGAAGCACAGGAGCAAATGACCTTTCTCAAGGTTCAGTTCAAGAAGTATCTAAAAAAGCATCAGTCACTTTCGCGGAACAGAAATCAGTATCAAAGAGAATTGGTTGGGCTTCTCAACCTTTCCAAGAAATGATGGCTGGGTTAGGTAAAGCATATATTTACGGATTGAAAGACCATATGCCGTCTAAAATGGCTATTCGGTTATTAGGAGAAAATGGAATTGACTGGGGAGAGATAACTCGTTTAGATTTAAACACTTCCAAAGATGTAGATATTTTAATCTACTCGACCGATAAGCAAATGATAGAAAACGAAATGAAATCTAAAAAGAGAATGGAAGCTCTTTCTTTACTGGCTCAAAGTCAAAATATCAACTCAAAGAAAAGAGATGAAGAAATACTAAAAAATGCAGAATACTCTGACCAAGAAATAGCAGAGTTTATGGATATTAAAACATATAACGATAAAAAAGCATTAGCCAAAGCATCAGTAGCAATTACAGAGATATTGAGAAATAAGAAACCAGAGATGTGGTATGGAGCAAATACTGCTTTTATGCAGAAGATGATCGACTATGCTAACGATAATAGACTAACTCTAAAGGAAAAGTTTGATACTTTAATTGACTTTGCAATGAGCCATAAAGATATTGTTGCTGGAAATATGGAAAGAAAAGCCAATGACGATACAATGCAAATAAGACAACAACAAATGCAAACAGGATTAAATACTCCACCAGTTAGTCAAGCAGAAAATCCGGGAGTTCCGGGAGGAGTGTCAAAAGCAATGTCTATAAGCGAAATAGGACAATAATATGAACGAAGATTTACAAAAATTAAAAGAAATATACTTATCTCAAGATTTAGACAGTGAAGACTATGAAAGCAATTTAGAAGATATACAAAACTGGGAGAAAGACTTAATAGAAAATGAAAATTTACTTAGTTGGCAAGAACACGATATTACTAAGCAAATTATCGGACAAGCAAAAGAAAGTTATAAAGATTTATCCTTAAGATTAGTGAACGATAGAAAATTGACAGAAGCAGAAAGATTATCAATTTACTCTAAGCAAGATGCAATGATGTGGATTATCTCTTTAGCAAGTGGTAATCCAAAATCAGTATTAGAGCAAATTAACAATAAATTAAAGGTCGTATTATCAAACCAATAAATAAAATTATGCCAAGAAAGAAAAAAGAAGTTGAAAAAGTAGTTGAAACTACACCAGAGGTAGAAGTTGAAACCAAAGGAGTAGCAACAGTTGAATGGAGAGGTCGTTCACGACAATACACAACTGAACTACACGGCAAGGAATACAAGAAACTTGCAGAACAGTTTGCTTCAAAGGTTGGAGGAACAGTTAAATAAGAGTTTGACCTAAATGTGTCGCTAAACCATTTTTCCGTCTCTCGGGATTTTACAGAGAGAAAAGTTATAGGTCTTAAACCTATTCTCACGAAATGAGATATAAACATTCACTATGAACGAAGAAGAACAATACAAGGCTGAATTAGAAGCCGAAGGTATTGAAGTAGAGGAGGAGAAAACAGAAAAACCTGTTGAAGAAACTCCAAAGGAGAAGCCAGAGGAAAAGGTTGAAAAACCTGAACCAAAGGAAGAACCTAAAGAAGTAGAGGAGAAAGAATTTAAAAAGAGGACTATCTATGACGAATATAAGGATAAAAAATCCAAATTGAAATCAGAGAAAGAACTCAGAGAAAAATTTGAAAGTGAAAATGCAGAACTTAAAGAAAAGTTGGACGCTTTAGAGAAAGCCAAGACCCCACAAGAAAAACAAGATGCTTTAGATGATATTGATGAGTTAGCAAAGGAAATCAATGCTGACCCACAAGCTCTAAGAAAATTGCAAAATGTTTTACTTAAAGGAGTTAAACCAACATCTGATGAAAACTTGAAAAAGGATTTGGAAGAATTTAAGAACTGGAAAACTCAAAACTCACAATT